ATGTTAGGCAATCCAGACAAGACACCAGCGTCAGCTACAGAAGTAGCGGAGCGTATGGCAGATCTTTCTAGGCGTATGGGTGCTGCTTTCGGTAGATTACAAGCTGAATTGGTGCAACCTGTACTACAGCGCGTTATTTACATCCTTAAAAAGCAAGGACGTATTGATGTACCTACAGTAAATGGACGTGAAGTTAAGATACGTTCCGTTTCTCCGCTAGCTCAAGCGCAATCTAACCAAGATATTTCTAGTGTTGGACGCTTCCTTGAGATGGTCGCTGGTACGTTTGGGCCAGAGATGTTGCAGCTATTAATTGATGGTGAAAAAACAGCTATACACCTAGCTAAAAAGTTTGGTGTACCTGAAAGCTTGATTCGCGATGAAGAACAGCGTAAACAAATAGCTGCATTAGCGCAACAAATGGCGCAACAACAAGCGCAGCAACAGCAAGGTGAAATGATTGAGCAACAAGGTTAATATTGGAATCGACGGCTATCAAAGAGCAACAAGTCAAGATCTTGAGATAAGCCAAAATGTAGCAGAAGTGTTTAGTACCCCTGCTGGGGAAGCTGTTAAAAAGTATTTGCGCTCCATAACTATTGAAATGGTACATGGGCCTAATGTGAACTCAGAAGAATTGCGACACCATGAAGGTCAACGATTTATTGTTGGCATTATAGAGGCTCGCATTAATCATGCACATAGGAGTAAAAACAAATGAATGACATACCAGTAGGATCAGAGCAGTCTACACATGGTGAAGCAGAAGAGCGTGACTTCGTAGTTGCTGAAGACGCGGCTCCAGCTAGACCAGAATGGTTGCCAGAAAAATACAAAAGCGGTGAAGATTTAGCTAAAGCTTATAAAGAGTTAGAGTCTAAGCTAGGTACTAAAGAAGAAGACTTACGCGCACAGTTTAAAGAAGAGTTTGATTCAACTAAAAATGCTGAACGCCCTGCATCTGCTGGCGAATATTCATTGCCAGACTTTGTAGATAATGAAGATGCTGTTGATAACGAGCTATTAAAATGGTGGGCTGACCAATCATTTGATAATGGGTTTGGTCAAGATAAGTTTGAAAAAGGTATTGAAATGTATCTTCAAGCATTGGATGGGTCTGCTCCTGATCTTGATGCTGAAGCTGCAAAGCTAGGGGAGAATGCAGATCAGCGCATTGAGTCAGCTTCAATGTTCGCCACTAAGTTCTTCCCTAGCGAAACTATGCCAGCAATCGAGCGCATGATGGAAACACATGAAGGTGTTATAGCTATGGAAGCAATTCAAGAAGCTATGAAAGATGGCTCATTTGCTGGTGATGCTACCCCTGCTGCTGGTCTTTCAGAAGATAGCTTAAAGGAAATGATGCAAGATCCTAGATACTGGAGTAAGAATGATCCAGCATTTGTTCGGCAAGTAGAGGCTGGCTTTAAGAAGCTTTATGGAAGCTAAGATAATAAAGCGTGGTAATTTTTACCTAACTCCTTTTACAAAAGATCATGTAGAAGAAGTAATTTCTAACTTGAGTCCAGAAAATGTCAGGGAGATAAATCTCCTTGGCTACCATAACGTCAGAGAATGCATTGAAGAGATGATGAAATACTCTGATTGCTACTTAGTACGCAAAGAAGGTGAAGTATTTACTGCAATATCTGGCCTTTGGTACGAAGATAACAGAGAAACACCACAGTTTTTTGCAATGTTTTCTAAGAATATTAAGAAAAACTTTACATCTATAGCGCGTGGATCACGCATGTTGATAACATTTTTTGATAGAACACAGGACGAAATGTCTATGCGTATATTAAGCGATCACCAGTTTATGTTGGATTGGGCAGCATGGTTAGGCTTTGAAGCAATAGGTGTAACTGAGTTTAATTCTAACCACTATGTTGATTTTGTGCGTTGCATTTCCCCACAAAAAAGTGCTTATAGTGAAACATCACGGCCCGTGATGCACTGAAAGGCCCATTTGGATACCCTTGTCGATGTGAAGGAACGGATACCCGAGTAACCGAAACTTTATATTTAGGAAAAGAAAATGGCTAATACTATCGACCAAGCTTTTATTAAGCAGTTCGAAACTGAAGTCCACATGGCGTATCAACGCATGGGTTCTAAGCTTCGCAACACAGTACGTTCAACAAATGTATCTGCATCAGTAGCAAGATTCCAGAAAATCGGAACAGGCACAGCGTCAACCAAAGCACGTAACGGAGATGTTACAGCAATGGAACTAGCGCACACTAACGTAGAAGTCACAATGGCTGACTACTACGCAGCGGAATACATTGATAAGTTGGACGAATTAAAGATCAACATCAATGAGCGTCAAGTTGTAGCTCAATCTGCTGCTGCCGCATTAGGCCGTAAAACAGATGAGTTAATCACAGCAGCAATGGATGCTGGTGCAAACTCAACGCAAATCGCTGACACATCTGGCGCATTAGCAAAAGCTGACTTACTAACATTGTTTGAAACAATGGGTACAGCTGACATTCCAGAAGACGGACAGCGTTATATTGCTATGTCTCCAGCTGGATACACTGACTTGTTTAACATTAATGAGTTCGCATCAAGTGATTATGTTGGGCCACAAAGCCTACCATTTGCTGGTGGTATGACAATGAAAGAGTTCTTAGGATTTAAGATCTTCTCAACGTCTGCTGTTGCTGGTGGTAAAAACTTTGCATACCATACATCATCAGTTGGTATCGGTATTAACTCTGATGTTGCAACAGAGCTTAACTATGTACCGCAAAAGGTTGCACACCTAGCTACATCAATGATGTCAATGGGTTCAGTAGTAATCGACAACAATGGCGTTTACGAAGTTCTAGACAACAACTAATATTTTAGGGGGCGAAAGCCCCCTTTAACTCCAATATATAGGTTGAAGAAATGCCAGCAAATACACCAATAAAAGTATGTTCACGCGCTTCCGTCCTTATGGGCGGTTCTCCTATTTCATCGTTTGATGAAGGTACAGCCGAAGCTGATGTAGTTGACGCAATGTACGAGGACATAGCAAGAGCCGCGTTGACAAGTACACGCTGGCGATTTGCTACAAACCAACAAGTATTAAACAGATTAGCTGCAGCACCTACTAGCAGATATGATGCAGCATACCAAATGCCATCAGATCTTCTTATGCTTAGTGCTGTTACAGTTAACGACGACCCAATAATATATGACACATATGGCGATAAAGTATATTGTGATACAACTACAGAAGAAGTTGTTGTTGCTGATTATATATACAGAGCCAGCGAATCTTCTTGGCCTTCCTACTTTACATTAGCTGTAGAGTTCCAAGTAGCCGCAATGCTATCACTATCAATCGCTAGAGACGCTAACCTAGCGCAAATGATGGATCAGCAAGGTGAGCGACAAATGATAAAAGCTAGACGACTTGACTCGCAACAACAAACAACACGCAAGTTAATGACATCAAGGTTTATAGCACAAAGGCGTAGCTAATGCAGAAAGTAAGAATACCACAGAATAGCTTTCAGTACGGCGAAATAAGCGACAATACTATAATGAGGACTGATAGTCCTATCTATGCTGCGTCTGCGCAAAGCTTAGAAAACATGATTGTATTGCCAGAAGGTGCAGTAAAGAAACGACACGGCACTAAGTTTATATATAAGAATACACGTACCAATAAAGACTTACACTTATCTCCTTTTATATTTGATGATAACGAGCAGTATGTAATTGGTATAGGTGAAGCTTATATATTCTGCTGGAGGTTGTTAACTGATGGTACAGTTAGTTTAGTATCAACTATAACTGCTGACACTCAAAATAATGTGCTGCCTTTTGATAAAGATTATTTACGCCAGTACAATACAGCACAGTATGGTGATGTAATGTTTATATGCCATCCGCTGTTTGCGCCTCGTATGCTTACGCGTACATCACTTACAGCATTTGAGCTTAGTGTATTTAGTTTTGATACAAGCTATGACAATAAAGATACATATCAACCATATAGTTCGTTTTATTCTACAAATGTAACATTATCTTCAAGCAATCCCGCAACAGGTAGCAATAGAACTATTACTACAAGCGCACCTTATTGGGATACAACAGGTAAACATATTGGTGTAACTGTTAGATATGGTGGCAATGAGATTGTAATAACATCTGTAAACAGTACCACACAAGCAATCGGCACTGTTGTAAAAGAATTATCAACAAGGCTAACTGTTACAAATCCATTACGAACAAGAAATGGTAGCAGTACGATTGAGATTACTCATTTATCACATGGGTTAATAGTAGGTAGTGCCTTAACTATATCTGATGCAGTGGCAGTTGGTGGGATAAATGCTAGCAGCATAAACGGAAGCAGAACTGTTGTAGAAATATTAGATATAAATACATATACAGTTAATGCATCAGCTAATGCAAACGAATCAGAAGATGGTGGTGGCTTTGTAAAAATAACATCAAATGGTGCAACAACTAATTGGGACGAGCAAGCGTTCTCTGCATTGCGTGGATACCCAGCTTCAGTAACATTCCATGAAAATAGACTTTGTTTTGGCGGTACTTTGGCTGAACCAGATACGATATGGATGTCTTCGCTTGGTGAGTTTTTTGATTACAATGTTGGTGAAGGTGAAGATACAGATGCAATAAATCTAGTAGCTGCCACTGGTGACGTTAATGAAATTAGATACATGAGATCTAATCGTGACTTGCAGATATTTACACTGTCAGATGAATTGTATGTTCCTACATACCTTAATCAAGCTATTACACCTACTAACGCACAGATAAGAAAACAAACGCCATTTGGTAGTGAGTTTGTTTTGCCTACTTCTATTGATGGTGCAACTATTTTTGTTGAGCGCGGTGGTAGGGCTATTCGGGAGTACATATATTCTGATGCAGAGGATGCATATATTTCTACAGCAATATCTACTGTAGCTACGCATCTTATTAAAACACCTGTAGATATAGCAGTTGTGCATTCTGGATTTAATACTGCTGAATCATATGCAGCTTTGGTTATGGCTGATGGTGATATGGCGTTGTTTAGTTCTAACAGAGCAGAAAAACGTGCGGCTTGGACAGGTTTAACATCGCAAGGCAGCTATAAAGCAACAACCGCAATAGGTGATAGACTGTTTACTTACCAGCAAGACGTTAATAATAACTATGTATTGTCTGAGTTTCTTGATGATATTGGCTTAGATAACTATCTTTATGTAGCTTATGGCAGCGGTACTGTAAGTGTAAGTAGTTTGTATTCTAGCGGTACTGTAGATGTAATTGGGTATGATGGTACTAATAAAGTTTACTTAGGTGAATTTACTGTAACTAGTGGGAATATTACTATGACAGGGCATAGTAGTTATACTCATTTTTATGTAGGTAAAAAGTATACATCTAAAATAATAACTAATCCAATAGACACTGTAGCAGCTAATGGGCCAGTTACAGGTGATGTGCGCGGTATAAGTACAGTAGTTCTTAACCTAAAAGATTCTGAGTCTATTAAGGTAAATAACAGGGCTGTTAATAATATTACTGGATTTAAAGGTAATAAAGAGGTTAGGCTTTTAGGATATAGCAGAAGTCCTCAAGTTACTATTGAGCAAGAAGAACCCATGCCGTTGCAGATCAATGGCTTAATATCGGAGTTGATTACATAATGTGGCAATTAATTGGTGCTGGAATATCAGCGTATGCTTCAATACAAGCAGGGAAAGCAAAAGAAGATGCAGCCAGAATGGATGCATTCAATACAGAAACCGAGCGAGAGCAAGGTGAAGTATTAGCATTACAACAAGCCGCTAATCGTAGGTATGAATATGATTTAGCAACAGAAGCTAATGTAGCTATGTTTTATGCTAGCGGTAGAGATGTGGGTTCAGACAAGTCTGTTGAGGCTTTCTTAGCTAAACAAAAAGAAATTGCGTCAGTTGATCTTAGCAGAATTGATTTTCAAAGGCAGACTGAATCTAGCGCAAGAACAAGAGAGGCTATGGCGTTACGTCGTGGTGGTGCAAATGCTAGGCGCGCTTCGCTGTTTCAAGCTGCTGGAACTATGGCGCGTGGTATACAAGATTACCAAAAAACTGCTGCTACTGGAGGGATGGGATAAATGGCTGTCATTAGGCAACAAACACAAGTCTTCAATAAACCAGTTGGCGTTCGCAGAATAAACACAGGTGAAGCTGAGTTATGGGAAACTATAAAAGCTGAAGCTGATGAGTTTACGCGCAGAGCTTACAATGATGCAGCAGAAAATGCACAAAAAGTAGGTGCAGAAACAGCTATGGGCGTAGACGTAAGTAGTATTACTACGCTTAATCCGCTTACAGGTAGGCCAAAAGCTATGGCAACACCAGAAGGCATGGGATCAATAGCTGAAAAAGCTTATAGAAATGTTATTACGCAAAGATACGAAGACTCTATAAAAGACGAAATGAATATTAGAGCGCAAGAATTAGCTTTAAAGTATCAGTATAAACCAGAAGATTATGCAGTAGCTATGTCACAACATATAGCTTCAATGTCTGAAAATGCAGATGGCATGTATAAAACTTTTATACAAGTACATGGCAGTAAACAGTTAGCATCTAATAAGTTATCTTTGCAAAAAGAATTAAGAGATAAAGTTAGGCTAGATGCTGGCAACTCTATTATAAAAAAAGGTACAGCAGCAGTAGAAGCTGTCACTGATTATGGTAAAGCTGGTAATTTTGAAGAAATGTTACACGTCATTGAAGAAAACGTAGCTAACTTTCAAAATGGAGAAACGTCTAATTTACTTAAAGCTGGAGCAGCAGAGGCTACACAAACAAGTTTAGAGATAGCTGGTATAAGCGGATTTGTTAGTACCTTAATTAGTCAAACAGAAAATCCTACACAAAGAGCAGCTATTGTTACTTACATAAAATCTGGTGGTGTTGTTGAAAATCATTTAGATGAAATATCAAAAGTACAGCTTAGTAAAATAAAAGATTATTTAGATGTAAATACTATTAATGAGATTGCTGTTAATGCAAGTTCATTAGCAGAATCAATGAATAGTACATTTTATAAAGTGCAAACTGCAAATAATGCAGATCTAGCAGCTAAAGCAAAAGCATTAACGGCACAAAAAAAATTAGACCTTAAAAATAATAAGGTAATATTTAATAATCAAACTGGAAGAATAACTAGTGAAATATCAAAACTTGTAAACTCTATTGGCAATAAAAAAATAGACGAAAGATTTGGTCGTTTAGATGGCGAGTCATTAGATATGGTTGCGCCATTAGTCCAAGGTATTTTTGAACATTATCAAGAACAAGTTAGTGTACTAACACAACGAATGAACGCTGAAGGTAGTGTATATACTTCAGAAGCATTTGAAAGTGATGTTAAAGCTTTAAGAGAAGCAATAATTAAACCATTATTATTTAAAGTTGCAGATATAGCGCAAGATCAAGGAAATTTAGATTATGTTAAAGGCTATATTTTTAATCCAAATCCAGAAGATTTTGCACAATTAACAAACGTACAACAAACTTTGCTAGAAACAATGGTTGGTACAGGTGTTTATGACTACAAAGCAGACAGAACTTATATATCTAATGTGTTAACAGATGGAACAAACCAAACAGAACAAAATAAATTAGACAATCAAGAAAAATTAAAAACATTTGATTATGTCCAACAATACTCTGTGTATGCACAA